ACCCGCACTTGTCGATCCAAGAGTCCTCATGGTCGATGCCATTCAACAGACGGGCAGACTTCATCCAATCCATCATTAGCGCAACGTGTTGTGGGGTAATGAACCCATGGGTGCGCTGTGATTCTCTTACAATTATATTCCATCCATCAGCAATACGCGAGAAGTTCTCGTATGCATCGCCATAATCCTTGGCCCTCTGCCCATTGATCAACTCTTTTGCGGAGTCTAAGACTTCATCTCTGTTCATAACGTGTACCTATATTTGTTGCTGGACTGCAGGATGTATAAGTTATGCCTCGCCCTAGTTACTGCGACATAAAAAGCTCGATGCTCATCGTCAGGAAATTTACTGCGGTCACACGCCTTGGTCGATGCAGTCCAGACCATACAGTTATCATCTTCCCCGCCCTTCATAGCATGGAACGTAGAGACTTTGATCCGAGGTTTAGATAAAAGATTCTCTCCTCTTCGGAAGATAGCATCGATGTACTCTTGCTCGGAGCTCGGCACGTTTAGTATCTCGTATGCGCCGTAAGCCGAGTCCTTCAACAGACCGTAGTCCTTTACCAGTTCTTTCATTGACAGCGTAGTATCTGCAGGTAGAGCGTCAAGCAGTTGCATCGCGCCCCTTCGGACAACAGCGTCCACTCCCTGTTTCTTTACTGAGTCGTACAAACGCTTAACGTCAGGCAAAGGAACTGATCCATCCTTGCACAACTCATCCCAAGTCAAAAGGTTTTGCACCAAGATCTCTGACAAGCTGGACCTACCATTGCGAGAGTACTTGTAGCCCTGCCCTCGCAGATAATTCGCCATCTCTGAGACGTACCCGTTGGTCCGCGCCATCAACGTCCATGATCCTTCGTGCAGCGGGGCCTCTGAAAGATAGTTTATGTATTCGACCTTGCCCTCTTCCTCCCGAGCGGTGAACGTCTTTTCATGGCGTCCCGAAATTCTTTTTGATACAGACAGCGCAAGACGGTGGACAGACTTAGGGATCCGAAACGACTGACTCAGCACCTCGATGTTAGTCGAACAGTTGTTGAACTCCGCAACATCCACGCCTGTCCATCGGTGGATAGCTTGATCATCGTCTCCAGCAACCCAAACATTCTCGGAGCTCGACGCAATCTTACGAGCCATTTCCCACTGCAGCGGGGTGAAGTCTTGGGCCTCATCAATAAACAGGTAGTCCAGATTCGGAGTCTCGCCGTGCTCGATGTACTGTTCTATCATATCAACAAAGTCGTACTTGTCTGTTGATCTTTTGTACTCGACCAACTGCTCGGATAGTTGTTTCAGCTTGGCAAAAAACAAACTCCAATCCGCTTCCTCGTTATACTCCTGTTCGATCTCGATCTTCCGGAGCCGAGCCCTGTTGTCTAGCTGCAAGTACCGTGCTCCTGACCCGCCCACTGTAGGCAGTGTGACCCCACCATCCAATGACGTGTAGTCTTTGCCCTCGAACGTTAGCCCAATCTCACGGCCTATGTTGGCATAGTCTTCGGGGCTCATGATGTCCGTAGTCTTGAGTCCCAGCCCATGGAACCCGAACGCATGAGATGTTTTCATGTAAGGAAAATCTTTGGGCTCCAGATTAAACTTGGCACAGGACCTTGAGATCATTTCCTCGATTGCTTTTCGAGTGAATGAGATCACCCCAATCCTTGAGGGGTGGGCTCCTGAGTCAAGAGCGTTCTGTATTTCCTGTATCAAACGAAATGTTTTCCCGCATCCAGGGGGACCCAACAAGAGCTTACTATTCGGAATCATAATCTTTTCCTCTTGGTCTGTTGTTAACCCAATCCTCGATCTCCAGTAGAACCCAGCGGCTGGCGGATCGTTTGCTGTGCTCACTGCCCAGCACAATAGGCTGCGGGAAGTTTGGATCTGTTTGCGCCAGCTTGTAGACATAGGACCTAGATACCCCAAGCAGATCGGCTACTTCGGATACCCTCATCAGCTTATTAGAACGGGATGTCATTTGATATCTCCTTAATTGGTAGTTCAACTTCGCCTTCGTCAAAGGCAGGAATTATCCAACACCTAAGAGTTGATTTGACTTCGCCTTTCGGGCTGCGCTTAACAATGTTCTGCTTACCAGTGTCTCCCCCCAAGTCTCGAATCATCTGCATGAGTTGTCCTCTGGTCGGGCCCGAGAATCTACGGTGATGAAGATACTCTAACAAACCATCTAACTTAAACTTCGTTGTACCTGCATCCGTCCATGGCTTTCCCATATCCATTTCCTCTGGGGACATGGCTCGTACATGGCTTGTGCAGTAACTACGCAAGTGATCTTTGAACTGTCCTGCGGTTGTCAGTTCCGGCGGCACTTCTAAGAAGGTCGCACCCTGCATCAAACTGTTGACCAGTTGCTGCCACTTCTGAGGTTTCATCGGCGGAGGCATCATGTTCTTTTGATCCATGCAAGCACGTTGAAACAGCGTTTGATTCTGTAGTTGCTCAGTGCTCAACTGTATTCTGTCTCCATCCACGTCCATGAAAAACAGGCGTGGCTCGGACAACATAATTGTAAGACCACCAACCGAAACAGCATCTGGCGCATCGTTGCCTATACCAAATTTCCTGGTGGCACATACTGCAGGGTCACAGTATCCCCGCATCGGCTCATCCTTACAGGTGTAGAGATACTCTTTTTTCTCATGCTGCTTGGTGAGGTTTACGATCTCACTGGATGGAAGGGGAGGGCTTGCAAGTGTACGGTTGTACCCTTCGAACTCTTGTTGCCACTGGTCAGGGCTCTTCATCTTGCAGTATCTAGCCACGTTAAACAGAGTGTTGTTGCGGAACTCCTCGACAGGTCCGTCCGAGAACAAGTGCTCAAGGCAGGGAGGCCCATCTGTGAAATGCTTTCGAGGCTTGGACAGGCGAAGACCCTCGAGGTCTGACAAAGAAACCCTAGCCTTTTTCACCGCGTCTAGGAACTCATCCAGTTCCATTGCCTCGGCCTTCTTGTTGAAGGCGTATCTCTGTGGAAGTTCGGCGTTGAAGTAGGGCATGTTAATAAAGTTACCCACGTCTCCACGCTCTGCAATAATTGTGTCTTGCTTCGGAAATACTTCGCAACCACTGTAACCCAAGGCTATCGACATTTCTGTCAGGTAATCTCTTATGTCCGCAGCTTGCTCCCAATCCTTCATGAACAGGTAGAGGTGAGCCCCACCTGATTTAGATCGGCAGTGGATTAAAGGAAGCTTCAACTTTTTAATCTTAGCCTGTAGTTCATCTTGGTTCAAATCGTATACATCAATATCCAATGCCCCGAACTGGCATTTGTTCTGGTCGTTGATCGGTATTGCCCCAACGCCGTTCTTCCCATCTATGTGGGATTGAACTAGCTCCTGTGTCAGAGGCTCCCGAACAATCATACTCTTTGACTCTGCCTTTCCATTGCGGCCAACGCGACCAACGGTTGTTGTACCGTGTGCGTTATGAGCCCCAGCAAAAGAGGCAAGCAGTCTTTCTGCCTGTGTCATGCGTGTCTCCTTGGAAAAAGGAGAAGGTTAACAATCAAGATACTTTTGTTAACCTTCTCCAAAGCTACTTAGAACGGGATGGAATCAGCATCCTCTTCAGCACGTTTCTGCTGATGTTCTGGATCTTTAGCAGCTTTTAGTTCTCCCGCAGCAACACTGGTGCGGAAGGTGAGAGCCTCTTGAAGAAGGTCACGGTCATTGACCAAACCAATCTTCTCAATAGCGTAGTTGAACCATGAGCCTTGGTCATTGCTCTCCTCAACAGTGGAGAATTTCCACTGGGTTGCGAACAGCGGCGGTAGAACCATGGCACCTGTCTTGGGGTGCTTGACCTTTTGCATTGCAATCTTTGTCTTCCAACGGCGGCTAACCTTTAGCTGTGTTGACTTCATGTCAATCACAACAGGCTGTGTGATACCGTCTGCATCGATCACCAAGCAGAAGTGTTGGTCCGACTTAACCAGTTCGTGACCGTTGGGAAGTATCTCCTTGGAGCCATTACGAGTTGTCTTCTGGAGAACAGGATCAGTCGGGCTGATCTCTCCTTGGAACCCGCCACCCAAATCACGGGGCACGAACTCAAGGTACTTCACTGTCTGGTAGCAGGGCAGTACAATCATACCATCCTCACCTTTGAACTTGTCACCAGTGACTGTGTTGAACATATCACCTTGCTCCGCACCCTCGATGTACTCTGCTTCCCGCTTCTTTAGCTGGGGAGACATCGCTTGCAAGATACGGATGAACGGGATCTGCATTTCGGAACTGTCAAAGGTTGCACCTTCACCCGCGAACTCTAAGATATCGTCCATGATATCGGTTGAGATTGCGGTTTCTTTCTTAGTTGCTACTGCGTTAGCCATTATACTTTCCTCTTGATAACTGCGGTGTTTGAAATGAATGCCCCGAACATATCGAGATCGATTGGTTTTCCATCAGTGATCCGTTCTTTAACGAATGCTTTCAGTGTTGATGGGTGGACGTGTGTCTTAGTCTTAGGATCGAAACCTCGATCACGCAGGATACCGACAGCATCCCCAGCTAAGTTGTCCTCGCCCTTACCAAAGGACACAGTGATATCGTTCTTGATGATATCATCTAAACCATTGGACCGGAGCCAATCAAAAGCTTGATCTTTGTTCGCCGCAGGGATTGACGCAGCGACAATCATTTTACGCTCGACGGTCATACCGTCTACATCCAAACGCTCGACGCCCATCTCATCCATCAAGGCAGGGATACCTTCGACAGACAGTTTGTGCTTCTCTTGCTTGAGTGCTTTAAGATGGGACTCCGCATCCTCGATCTGGGACTCAACGTTTCGTAACGTCCGCACCAGATGACTAAGGTTTTTAGTTACCCCAGTATCGACTTTGCCTACCGCGTAAGCCTCGTCGAAAAAGTCTTCAAATAGTTCGCTCATAAGTTTTTCCTCTTCAGGGTTGATTTGTGTGGGAGCCTCATGCTATCCACAAGAAAGACAATAGTGGAGATATGTGATGACTGTCAACTACAAATATAAATTAAAACCATTTGATCACCAGGTGACTGCGCTGGAACAAGGTTGGGATCGGCAAGAGTTCGGTTACTTCATGGAGATGGGAACTGGGAAGTCTAAAGTTCTTATCGATAACATCGGCTTGTTGTTCCTAGCAGGAAAAATTAACTTCGCTTTAATCATCGCACCCAAGGGCGTCTATAGGAACTGGGTAGCCAAAGAAATCCCCGAGCATATGTCCGACGATGTCCCGCACCGTGTGATTCGATGGGTGTCTGGCGGCACAAAGAAACAACAGGCAGAAGTGCAGTCTGTAAAGCAACCCTTCGCTGGTCTAACAATCTTTGTAATGAACGTCGAAGCTTTCTCCTCGGTCAAAGGAAATGCAGCGGGTCAGTGGTTAAGTCGTGCGCTCGGACCCTATGGGTTAATTGCAATAGACGAATCAACAACGATAAAGAATCACAAAGCCAAGCGCAGTAAACACCTAATGAAAATCGCTGACGGTTTTAACTACAGAAGACTGTTGACAGGTTCTCCGGTTACAAAAAGTCCAATGGATATCTACTCGCAGTTTGAGTTCATGCGGAAAGGTCTGCTCGGATACGAATCATACTATGCTTTTCAAGGAAGGTACGCTGTCACACAACGCAGGTCTATGGGTGCTCAAGCTTTTCAACAGATCGTAG